TTATACATATCAAACTCAAATAGATGCAATATAGCTAATTGATTATCATTTCTCACACTATTAGTTATTGTTTTCATCTAATTCCTTACTTCTATAAAGTCTGCTGTTGCTTGATATAAGCCATCTAATCTTTTTTGATATTGAAAGCTATCTTGCATAAATCTTGCGTTTATCTTGTTGTAAATACCATCATCTACTAAGATGTTCGACCCTATTAACGGAATGTCGGTAGCATAGTTAATTAAGTAGTCAGATTGAACATAGTCATCTACATTTTCTAAGAAATACCCAGCCGAATATAGCTGTATAGTATTATATTCGTGCGGCACATAACCTCTGTCAGTAATACCGAACTCACCCATTATACCACTTTTTTTTCTATAAAACATTAATAACTTTAAGAAGTCTGTCTCTTCTAATAACCAAGTCATTGACCAAGCTCTTTTAAGCCCTTTATCTTTGATATGCCGCCCTGATACACCTATATTTGACATTATAGATTGGTTAGAATACTTATAAGTTACTTGGTGGGGTTGAGCATCTTCTAATACATTTATAAAGCTTTCATCTGCTGTTACTGTAGGTGTGTAGCTACTACTTTGTGTAAATAAATCTTGATATGCTGAGAAGTTAAAAAATACACTAGATAATAAAGTTATTTTACCACTAAGATATAAAGGCTTCTGTGCATCTGCTGTGAATTGAAAGTCTTTAAATATAAACACTTCTGCATTGTCTGTCATCAATTGACTTCTTTTGTCTATGTTATTATCAAATAAACATATAAAAGTATTAGCAAAATTAGCCTCATAAGCACCTCTTAAAGCCTCGTATTTGTCTAAATGGATATTAGAGTAAGTTAGAGTTATTTCAAAGGCTGGTATGCTTCCACCGACTATTCTCTGTTCTTTCCCACTATCAAATGTTAATGCTGAACCAGTCTTTACTGTTTCTTCAATATCAAAGTGAGAATGATTATCTAGTAGCGTTGATGTTAAATCATTCATATTATACTACACTTTTAATTGTCTGTCTTACTGAACCATTTGTAGATAAACTTCTATTAATTATATTTTCAATAGTTTGTCTATTTCCTACTAAGTAGTTGTTGAATGAAGCACTATCAATAGCTGTTACATTAAAGTTAATTTCTGCTGTAGTCTGCTGTACTGCTCCACCACCTACAGCTTGTCCTGCATTCATAGCCTTAATCGCATCTTTATTTCTTGATGCTCCAGCCCTATTGATTACAGCTTCACCTACTTGTAACTTAGCTATTCTCTCATCTTGTCGAAGTGACCCTGAATGGTGTGATGGTAAGTTACCTATAAAACCACCCGTATGCTTAACTTCTGTCGCTCCTGTATGGAAGCTTAAACCAATCATCCCAGCTAAAGGTCTTACCACGGCTTGTCTTATTTGTATTCTTATTAAATCAGCAATGATAGCATTCGCCATATCTTTGAATGATGTCTTGCCTTTCATAGCCATATCTACAAAGCTATCCTCTAGTTTATTCATAGCTCTAGCGCCAACATCTTCTAGCTCTTTAGTGGCTATCTTAGATTGTTCCATAGCTGTCTTGTGCTTGTTAGCATAGGTCATCATTCCTATTGCTAGTTTATCCCATAGCGTTAATTGATACTCTATAGTAGCCGAAAAGTCATTTGATGCTTCTATGTGTTCTTTTGTAATTAATCCCCAATCTTTGAACTTGGTGATAATAGTATCTAAAACGCCAACCTTATCTAGTAGCTTTACAAAGAAGTCTCCTATTTTATCAATAGCAACACCTACAGCTCCGATAATTTGATCTATCTTACTAGATGCCATAGCTTCAAATTGGTCATTAACACCCTCAGACACTTCTCTTAGGGCTTTCATTTTCTCTGATAGAGATAGTGTCTTCAAGTCAATTAATCCATACTTTTGCTCTAGTATATCAACTATATACCCTTGAGCTTCACCTGTTCTATTTAGTTGCGTAAGATTATCTATAAAGGCTTCTGTTGATTCGTGTGGATATTTTCTGCCTAAAGCAATAGCCATATCTACCATGTTTTTTATTTGGTCTTCAGCAATACCTGCTGATTTACCCGTCTGTATAAACCCAGCGACTACATCTGATGTTAGACCACTTGTAATGGCTGTCTGCATAGCAAAGTCTCTCATTCCCTTAGATAGCCCAAACATAGACTTCTCTAGCTTCATGCCCTCTCTAGTAAGCAATGCCATAGATGCACTAACTGCAACTACTCCAGCACCAATCTTAGCCCAACTAGCACTCATTATAGATTCAGTCTTTTTAGTCTGTTTACCTACATCATCTGTAGCTTGTTCTACCTTGTTAAGCTCCACTTGAGCCTTTTTACCATTGACAGTAACATCAATTACCATCTCTTCATTGTTCGCCATTGTCATCCTTTTCTAGGTTGCCCATAATATCTATACTCATTTGGTATGCAACATAACTTGCTATACCAGCAGGTAACTTACTTATTATATCAAAATCTTTAGGATTGGTGTGAGAGAATAGTCTGTTGCCATCTTTGTCCAATGCTTTTTCTAATATTAAATGTATAGGGTATAGATGATCTTGTTTTTCATAGCTTACATCTTTAGCACCATTATCTCTTATAGATGTTACAGATTTGATGCACATCTGCTCTATTCTAGCTTTCTCTAATAGCGTTAAATAGTTATAATAAAATGTGAATTTAGTGTCGTTTAATTCAAATTCAATAGTTTGTAGTCTATCTTGTGTTTTTAATATTTCTTGAAGTAGTAGATTAGTCATTGTAGCCCTTATTTTAATTTAAAAAAGCCCACCAAAGTGGACTCTATAAATCAAATCAATAACTGATTAAGCTATTGTAATTGAACCTGTACCCTCAAAGTTAAAAGTAACTTCTACAATACCATTTACATCATTAGTTACAGATTGACCTGTAATGTTTGCTGAACCTGAATACTTATCGTATGAACCTGCACCAGCACCCATTTGTAAGTCAAGTGCTACAACTGAACCAGCTGTTAAACCAGTTTGTAAAGCACCTTCTGCCGTTCCTGATGCGTCAAAGATAGCTGTAATTGAACCAGACCAGCTTTTTAAACCAGCTACCGACTCTTTCCAACCATTTGAACCAAAATCAGTAGTATCAATAGTTTCTTGTGAGATGTCTAAAGACCAAGCTTTAGCATTACCCATAGCTCCACTTGCTACTGTAACTGACCCATCAAATCCTTTAATTGCCATATTATTCTCCTAGAATAAAAGTTAATGTTATTAAATAACCTCGTTCTTGTAGTTCTACACTAGCCGAACCTGTTATCACCTCATCTTCAGCACCTAAATCTTCTAATATAGCTGTCATCTTAGCTTTACTATAAGTTCTAGTTGATAAAAATAACTCATAGACCTCTATAATATCTTGTGCTAAATTGCCAAATGTAGAAAGCTCTTCATTTAAGATAAAATCGCTTGATACTAATCTAAATTCTTTATCATTTAAAGTATCTTTTGTAGTTAGCTTGTAGCCTTGACCTTTTAAATAGCTAATCATCTTATAAAGCCTATTTGACCTAAGTTTAGATCTTCTTCATCATCTGAAATATCACCACTCTCATTCGCATCATAATCTGCTGTAAGAGTATTTAGCTCTTCAATATATCTTTCTTCAAACTCTAAGTAGTTGATGTGATACATATCTTCATCATTCGCATCTTGCCTTTTAGCTTGACATATATGTGACATTGTCTTATTAAGTAAAAGCTCTTTTAAGTGACTTGCTGTTAAGAAGCTATCTATATCATAACCTTTCTTTCTTAAGTCGTTCTCAATAATTGCTTCTGCTCTTTTAACACCACCTGTATAGTCTAAGAATACAATCGCAAAGGTTGTTGTATTGTCTACTGCTGTAGTTAATGCATCAAATGTGAAGTTTCCATCATTGTTAGATGTGTAGTCATTAATAATTCTATCTGTTCCAGCGTTGTCACCATTAATAAAACAAATATAAGCACCCTCTATCTCGTCCTCATCTAAACCTTTTAAAGCCTTAGATACAACTGTAGTTGTGCTACCGCTGTTTGCTTTTGCTATATAATCAGCTATTAACAAAGGTGAAGCTATTACAATATCTGCATTGGTTATCGTTGGAAATGCCATAAAATTATTCCTCTACTTTTTTCTTTCGTGGTTTCTTTACTACTAATGTAGATAAATCAAATAAACCACTTGCTTTTGCTTGCTCAAGGTCAGTAGACTTAATGTCCACTTTTTGACCTTTTTCAAGCTCATACTTGTTGTCGTTACAACCCCAAGTACAAGTTCTAAGAGCGTTCATTACTACGCACCAGTAATTATTTCAATTGCATTGTCATCTACGATTCCGTACTCAATTGTACCTAACCATCCGATGTTTACAAATCTTCCAAGTTTATCGAAAGGTCCAGTAATTTTAGTCTCAACTTCAGAAGAAACTGCTTTACCTAATGCACCCATACCGAACACAGATACTTGACCTGCTGTTACTTGAGAATCTGGAACAATCATGAAACCTTCTAAAGCTCCAACAACACCTGATACAGACTGACCTAAGTCAGTGTACTGTGCGATTGAAATGTAATCATCTTTAATATCAGATACTTGAGCTGGGTTAACGAATGCTACATATAGACCATTATCAAAAGTAGGGATATTTGCTAGTTGTAATCTCTCAAATGCACCTCTTAAATCACCTTTAGCTAAAGTACCTGGTGTAGACGCTGCTGTAGTATTAGTACCAGCTTCTAATGCGTTAAGACCTAACTTGTTAGTAGTCTCTGCAATATTAATACCAGTTAATTTAGCTGCTGCTCTATCTGCTTTTCCACCAGTTTGTAAGTTAGCTAATTTAGTTGGAGTTACTACATTACCATACTCTTTTGGCTCTAAAGTAACTGCTGAATCTGCCATCGCTGCTGCGTCTACATCTGTACCATCAGTTAAAGCTGTTGTTGCTACTGCTAATTTAGAATAGATTGTGAAGTCGATTGACTTAGCTCCAATTTCTACTTGAGTTTCTACGAATTGGTCAATTTTATTTCTATTCGCACCTGATACGATTACTTCTTGGTCAATTAGTGTGATTATTGAATCATCTAATGTTGCTGCTACTGTTTTTACATCTGCCATTTTATTTTCCTTAGTTATTTAATTCTGCATAAAGGGCATCCAGTTCTTGTTTTGTCGTTGCGTTTTTAACTCGCTCAGACCAAGAAGCTGGCTCACCTTTACTATTAGAAGAATTGTCAGTCTTAGGAGGAGTTGGTGCTTGTTGTCCGAAAACAAAAGGTTTACTCTCTCTTAGGTTACCGATAAAATCTTCCACCTTAAAATCTTCAGCATCTGAAGCTTTTGAATATTCCATAGTGAAATAGTCAATCTCTTTGATGCCCTCTTTTGCTGCAAGAGCGTTGATATTACTGTTGAACTGAGTTTGTTTCATCTCAGCTGTTAGTCTATCTTTCTCTTGCGTTAATGTCGCTAATAGTTCTTGAGCTTTTTCTAACTCAGATTTTGAAGCTTCTTCGTGTTCTTTATGCTTTTCAAGGACACTTTTTAAAGTATCTACATCTGGAACTCCAAGACTTTCTAATAAATCTGCTTTAGCTTTCTCAGCACCTTTAGCGTACTTTTTGTTAATTAAATCGTTTAATTGCTCTTGCGAAATATTAACATTCCCATCTGTTGGAGTAGATGTATTCTCATTACCGCTATTTGGTTGGTTTGCGTTTTCCATAGGACTTCCTTATATAAAGTAGTGTGTGATTTCTCACTGTAACTATTATATCATAAAATTAGGGAAAGGTTAAGTTATAATTAAGTTATAATATCATCTATTGAGTTTTCTTAATGCTTTAACCAATTCTCTTTTTAAAAAATTCGCTTCTGTTTTATTCACATTAAGAAAAGGTCTACCATATTTATAGTGACTGGCTGCTGCTTTAGTGTCTCCTAAACCTTTGAAGAATATTCTAACTCCGTCGGGTATTCTTCTCCAAGTCATCTGCTTCATCATCTTACCAGAATATACAAATCGCTCTGTTAAACCTTTAGACTCTTTGTGTTTCTTATATTTAGGTGTTAAAGGCTTGAAACCTGAGCCTGTATGACTCACATTGTCTTTAACACGAGCTTTTATAGAGGCTATAATTTTAGTAACAGCTGTAGCCTCAGCCCTAGCTTTTTCCTTAGGAAGTTCTCTTGCTAAACGCTCTAAGGTTCGACCTTTTCTTTTTACTTTTATTCCCATTATTTACAAACTCCAGAAGCTTTTGCATAACCGTTTTTAAGGGCTTCTTCCTCACTAATAGGGAATAAACCGTGCCTACAGTTGTATCTTCTCTTCGGGTTAAGTTCAATAGCGACTTTTTGGTCATAATTAAAGTACCCTGCCTGATTTAAAACACATTTACAGAAATCTCTAGTCTTATTATCAATATCAGCACCCTCATAAACCCAAACATCTGTAGGTTTCGCTCTTTCATTCAATAGAAGTTGTCTATAATCATTTATAGCTGTAGAAACATATGTCTTAGCATAAGATTTAAACCTAGAGCCTTGTAAATCTTTAGCCATAGCTTTAACGAGGTCTTGTTGAGTAACACCAACCATTATATGCTTGTATAGACCTTTTTTAAGATTTAGACCAGCATCAATACCTATTTTCTCTAACTCTTTAATCTGCAGCTTCTTTAATAAGGCTAATTTCTTCTTATCGACTGCTCCTGTAGCAATCTTTCGTACTGACTTATCAATCTCATCAAGTCTTTTAGAATACTCTTGTAATAAGTCATAAAAACCCGCTTTCTGTAAGATTCTACTCCATCTCTCATCCCATCTGTTGAGAGTTGTAGAAGTCAATAATAAAATTTCGGCACTTGCTAGAAGAAAAATAAAAGCGAAGATTTCATCGAAACGGTCTTCAAACTCATCAGCAAGAGCTTCCATCTCCTCCTGATTCTTTTCTAACAAAATCATACTACTCACCTATATCAGTAGTTATCTCTATAGTGCCTAATTTATTAAGCATCTCATTCCTAATTTTAATATTTTCATCCCAAATCACTTTCGCTGTATCTTGAGGAATATTTCGCTCTTTAGAAATAATTTCAACAGGATTTGTAAGACCTAAGTCTACAGCTCTTACATGAGCGTTTAATTTCGCCTCATCACTCTCTTGGTAAGCTATTGGGTTGAAAGCTATTACAAAATCTTCTGAGAAATTATTACCATATGTATTACCTAACTTAACAATTAAGGCGTGTAACTGCTTTTCATAAGAAACAAAATCTTTCTGAGCTTCTCTAGTAATGTTATCTAACTGTTGGTTCTCCATCTTCAAGGCAAACCCTGTAGATACTTGTGAAGTCATCTTAAACTGTGCTGGAGATATATTGTAGTTAATAGCAATCTTACTAATTGCTGTATCCAACACATCTGCTAACTCTTTTAAGTTCGCTTGTAAGTCTAGCAGTTGGAAGTCTACATCGCTACCACTTACAGTTATCGCTGAACTAGGGTCTAATATCTGACCATTAATCTCACCAACATTCTGACCAACTACTACAATCTGTTTAAACGACTGCCATTTAATTAAGTAATTCTTGAAAGTATTATAAATAGAATTATCTAGTGTTGTTTCTACTAAATCCGTACCTGAATACTGGTCAAAGAAATCACCATCTCTAAAACCTTTTTGCATAAAGATAAATGGCAGTACGCCAAATGGATTTATCCCCTCATCATTAATGTCGGCTCTCTCGTGAGACCCGTCATTAGAATACTCTTTATAATAGTGTTCTGTAGCTGACCAATAAGCCCACTTCTCTTTCTTATCATCACCCTCTACAGGGCTTACAAAATACTCTACAGATACAGGCTCATCAAACTCATTCAACTCTACTCTAGTCTTGTGAGGATACCTAAAGATTAACTTCGGTTTATTGCTATCTGCATCCCATACTACCTGAATAATAATATCATTAAAAGCATTCAAATACTTATTCGCTTGAGTCATAAACTGGTCAAGCCTCAAGTCTTTATAGTACTCTTCAATCTGAGGGTCAGCTATCTCTCTAACAACCCCATTTGTATAGACCTTAGAAGTCTTATCAATTATTGCTCTGAATATGTTATTAGTCATATCAAGCTGTTTATCCATACCAATGTCAGACGCCTTACTATAAATCTCTCTAAGTCTATTAGACGCTTGACCTCTATAGTTTCCGTGATACATATCATATCTATTTTTAAATTTCTTCTCTCGAGTCAACTTTTATCCTTTACCCAAATTTTAGTGTCTGTTGTGCCACTCTTTGTTCTATTATACCAAATTTCCTAACTAAAAAATACCCCATAGCGTCATTCCAGTCATCATTAGTCGATGCTCCTGCAAATTTCTCAGGTTGTCCTGACGCATCATACGCTTGTTGCTCTAATGCTCTAGCGATGTTGGGACACTTTTTAGTATTCACTTTAAACCTATCTTGTTGCAGGAGGAGATTAACAGCATTAACCCTGTCCTGCACTTTACCGTTTCTTTTGGGAGCGTTAATATTAAATCCTGACCGTTGTAGGAGTTCTATATCACTCATTGAGGCATTCGTTTTCCCTTGATAACCCGAAGCATCTGGATATATCGTAATATTCGAGTGCTTAGGGTATCTTTCTTGTATCTGAGCTATTATATCATAAGTATCCGATGAGGTAAACTCATCCACCAAATGTGGGTCACCTTTGTGGTCTAAAACAAACACTGCTGAACAACAACCCCCAACATTGAAATCCTGACCAATGTGTAAGAGGTCTCTAGGCTGCACCACCTTTTGTGTATCGTGAGCTTTTCGGTTATAGTGATTATATACCGACCCACTCGTTAAGTTCACAAACTCTCCGTTCAAGTACGCACTTAAAAGCTCTTCTGGATACTGTTCTTTTAACTGTTTTATATACGAAGCTGGTAGGAACTTATTATCTGTCGTCTTCGCTCTAATAACATTCCATCTACCTGACTGCGACTGCTCATAAAGCCATTTAAACCCTTCAGGTGTCGATGTCGTATCTATCAAGGCGTTGTTTATACTTCTATTACGACCTAATATCTTATTATACGCTAACTCCATCTTATCTTTAGGCACGAGGTCTGCCTCATCTATCCAACTATATGCTGTCTCATACCCAATAATCAGTTCAGGCTCTGAAAGTGTCCTAAAGAGTATTTGAGAGTTGTTGGGAATACTAATCGTCTTATCAACCTTGTTAAGCTTAAACTTAATATTCAGGTTCGCTAATGCTTCTGTGAATATAGGCAGAGAAACATCTCTAATCAGGTTATATGTAGGCAGGTACACCGCTACACGATGTTGTGGGTATTTAAGCTTCTGTATTATAGTCTTCATCACCCCTGCGTGTGATTTCCCACTTCCGAACCCTGCCACTAACATTGTGTTAGTGTCTGACTGGAGATACTCTATCTGATGTGGGAGTAGTTTAACTTCTGCTGTTGACATCTATGCTAAACTAATCTTTATCTCAGCTGGAGTGTTCTGCTCTTCTTGTTGATGCTCAGTGTAGTCGTGGTTGTGGCGTAGTAGGAATTGTGTAAAATTTCCTGACTTTGGGTTTGATAGACCATTATCTATTAACCAAGCCTCACAACGCTCTATAGCTCTTATAAAAATTTCTGGCTCTTGGTTTAAATGCTGTAGGAATGTATCTTTTGTCATGTCTAAATGAATACATAAGTTATTAAATGTCTTTGTATTGTCTTCTTGTTGGAAGAAGTCATCTATTCTTTTTTGATAGAGTGCCATTTTCGTCCTTTTATTTCTATTATACCACATAAAGAGGGGATTTGTAAACTCTTAGGAATCTTTGGGGATTCTTTAGGGGTTCTTTAGAATCTTTAGGGGTTCTTTAGAATCTTTAGGGGTTCTTTAGGGACTTTTTAGAATCTTTGGGACTCTTTAGAATCTTTAGGGACTTTTTAGAATCTTTAGGGGTTATATTAATATAATATCGTTATATTAAAGATTTTTGGGCTTTAAAAAATTTGTTGAGGGGGCAAACCACCCTACTGAGAAAAAAGCCCCACACCCCCACAACTCTATAAAGAGTGGGGCAATAACTAAAAATAGTTTGGAAACTCTAGTTTCCAATACTAAAACATCTAAATTTGTTGGAGTTGCTGGGAATTTGTTGGAGTTGTTGGAATTTTTTGGGTGTGTTGCGTGTGTGAATATACCCCAGAAAGATTCTAAAAAGATTCTAAAAAGATTCTAAAAAGATTCTAAACATTCTAAACATTCTAAACATTCTAAACATTCTAAATAACACTAAATAACTACATAATTACCTAATTACCTTAATTTTCATACGGGGCTATATATACATATATATACCCTATATTTTTTATACTATATATATATCTTAATATCTTATTAGTATTAATAATAAAGTAATAATGTAATTATATAGCTATAACCACCACCATATGGACTTTAGACTGCAATTACATTATTTTTAGTTAAAGTATAGATAAAATAATAAAATAATAAAAAAATTACTTTATTATTTTATCTGTACTTTAAAAAATTCTCTAAAATAATGCTTTAAACACTAAAAAAGGGTAAGACAAAAGCCTCACCCTTTTTTTAATCTTTAGATTATATATTAACCAAAAACGGCTAATAGTCCCGCTATTATAGACCCTATAGTATAAATAATAATACTGATCATTTTACAGTTCCCCCTTTAATTTTGTCTTATCTTACTAGCTGTGGAACCAGTTTTCTATGCTATATATATCAAAGTCTAAAAATTCCAGCCAAAAAATATTTTCAAATTCACTCATAGTAAAATCTAGTAAAACACTCTTTTGGATATCGTCCCACTTATAGAAACTTTTTTTAAAATCACTAATATTATAAAATGGAATATATCCATCTCTAATATTAGTTAATTCTTTTATATATTCAATAAATCTATCATTTTTTATAAG